TACCGCAAGATATTTGACAGTGAATATTAACGGGACAGATTACTATATAGCATTGGTAATGTTTGCTTAAATGATTGTTTTAAGGAGGAAATATGACAAAAGATGAAAAGATAGATTTTATCACACGATTAGTTACCCAAACGGGATTCTTACAAGATTTACCAGACAATGTTATTGATACTGTCTATTCAAAAGCGTTGAGTTATTGGAAGAATAAACGGAAACAAGAGATTATGTTAGAAATTGAGCAATTACAAAAGGAGTTAGATTCAAATGCTTAAGAAATTTACTTCAGCACAAAAAGAATTGTTGGAAAAGAAATTAACCCAATTTAATATTGCTCGGGCTCAACTTGATGAGATTATTGACTATTTGAGGAAAGAGCATAATGTTGACGGAACCTGGCAAATCTTAAATGACTTATCTGGGTTTGAAAAGATTAGGAAAAAGGAGTTAAAATGAGCCAAACTAATAGAGAGGATGTTTTAATGAGATTAACAAAAGTAGAGGCAATTATGGCAGAGCATTGCAGACAGAACGAGAAAGATTTTGCCGAGATTAAGCAGTTGCTAAAAGATGCCTTGGAAAACAAGGCAGACAAGTGGGTGGAAAATTGGATGTATGGCATTATCTTTTTGATTACCTCATCCGTTATCGGATTGATTATTTATTTAGTAGAGAAAGGAATATAGCATCTTTTACAATATAAGGAGGTGAGAACAATGTCTTTGTGGGAGGAGTGCCAAAAGATACCCAAAGATGATTACGAAGATTGGATTTTGGTGACAATTATGATGAGAAATTTTTACTTTCACATGAAGTTGCCTTCAATCATTGATGTATTCCGTTTGGCTGAAGCATCAGATGGTTGGGTAGTTTATTTTAAGAAGAACACTCCTGACAAGGCATTGATTGTAGTTTAAGTTCAGGCGGTAGAGGCGCAGACATCAGGGTGCTTTGGCTGGTACAAGCAAAATTGCTCTTGGTCTCTACCCTCTACCGCCAAAATTAGGGGGTGAATAAGATGGATAAGGATGAGAGGATTGCCTACGAGATTATTCTGAAAAATCTGCAACAGCAAGAAATTTTAATCAGAAACATCATTACCACTTTGAAACTACCTTTCGGTGATTATGTAAGGATAAGATTTGAGGAATTGCAAAGACAAAACAAAGAAATCCAAAACCAGATTAAAAAAATCCTTGCCGAGTGATAAACTCGGCTCTTCTCCAAAAATTATGAAGTAGTTTTTGGAGAGGAAATATGAAAAACAAATCATCCATAGTTCAAGGTAGATTAGGCGAAATAAAGTTCTTCACAAAAGATGTTTTTAGAATAGATGATGTAGGAGATTACTATGACAATAAGATTATCGTGTATGGTGGATTAAAGAAACCAGAATATATTACGGCTGTGGCAATTCACGAATTCATAGAATATTTATTAGTAAAGTCTTTCGGGATTTCTGCAAAAGAAATTGATTATTGGGATTTTCACAAGGACTGGCGGAAGTTCTTTACAAAAGGCTACTGGCTTTATAATCTTAGTCATAAGATAGCAACCTGGTTTGAGAAGAGATACATTAAAACGGAGAAACTGGATTGGAAAGAATATGATGATTACATAAATAACGTAAAGGTGAGAATGAGATGAATTTAAAAGATAAAATAGTATTAGTAATAGACAACGGGCTTTTCACCGAACAGGCCTCCCGGCTGGCGAGGGACTTCGGGAAGGTTTACTATTTCTGTCCTTGGGCTTCGGCCTTCCCAAAATCCAACTTGGCCCTGATTGGGGAGGGATTTGATGGTTTGGAGAGGATACTGAACTTCTGGGATTATGTTGAGGAGGCGGACATTATTTTTTGTCCCGATATGTATTCAAGCGATTTGGTGGAATACCTGAAATCTAAGGGATACAAAGTAGCAGGTGCAGGGGCGGCCGAGATTTTGGAGTTGAACAGGTGGTTCGGCAGACAAGTTCAGGAACGGGTCGGCCTACCAACCCAGAAAACAGTTAGAGTAAAAAGTTTGGGGGAGTTAAGAGAATTACTAAAAGAAACAGAAAACAAGTTTGTTAAGTTCAACACATTCCGGGGGGAGATTGAAACCTTTAAGCACATTGACTACGAATCCTCACTACCCTTACTTGACCATCTGGCCTATGAACTGGGACCGAAGCAGGATAAAGTTGAGTTTATCGTTGAAGACGAAGTGGAAGGGGTAGAGCCAGGAGGAGATATGATTGTCTTTGGAGACCATTACCTCTCTCCGACGATGTATGGTTATGAGTTTAAGGGAATGGGCTACTTAGGACGAGTCTGCTCTTATGAAGAAACACCGAAACCAGTGAAATTAGTTCACGACAAGTTACTGCCCGTTTTTCAACATTACAATACCCATTTTTTCATCTCATTGGAGATGCGAATAGACAAAAATGCCACCCCTTACTTGATTGACTATACTATCAGGATGGCCGCCCCTGTCGTTTCGGCGGTTCAAGTAGAGTTGATAGAGAATTTTTCAGAAGTGGTCTGGGGATTAGCAACTGGAGAAGAAATCCAACCCAAGATTTCTTACAAGTACGCAGGAGGGGTTGTTCTTGAATCAGAATGGGCACAAGACCACTGGACAAAAGTTAATTTCCCACCCGAGATTAGGAGGTGGATTAAACTCAGAATGGCGGCGAAATTTGGAGATGATTACTATACAGTACCAGGATTTCCTTCTTTGTGTTCTGTCATTGCTTTGGGAAATTCCATTGAGGAAGTAATAGAACAAGTTAAGAAAAGGACACAAGAGGTACAAGCGTATCTTATCCAAAGGAACTTATCCGGGATGGATGAGATAAACGAGGCAATTGAAGAAGGAAGGAAATTAGGTGTAGATTTTTGAAGTTCTTGACAGGAATGAGGCTGTACCACTAACCTGAAAATAGAATAATTTCAATACTTAGGAGAAAAAATGATTGACAAACTTTTTACTAAGGCTTATTTAGAAAAGTCTGACGGAAAGTTTTTGGCAGTAGCCTCTGAGGGCGTTGAGGATAGAGAAGGCGAGACCTTAGAGGTTGAGGGTTGGGAATTAAAGAATTTCAAAAAGAATCCAGTTTTGCTATGGTCACACAATGCTATGGAGCCCCCTATTGGAATCGCCAGAAATATCAGGATTGCCGAGATTGACGGGAAGAAGAAACTTGTCTTTGAACCCGATTTTGACAAGGCGGCCGAGATTTATGACAAGGCAAGAATTATCAAACGGATGTATGAAGAGGGAATTCTAAAGACCTTCTCTGTCGGATTCATACCTATTGATGCCGATGGGAGACGCTACCTTAAACAGGAACTTTTGGAAATTTCTGCGGTTAATATCCCCGCCTTGCCAACAGCAGAGGTTATTCAGAGATGTAAGAGCTTAGGGATAGATGAAAAAAAGGTCAAAGGACTTTTTCAGATAGAAACAAAACCATACCCCAACGAACATTCTTGCCGATTGAGAAATCCGGATGATTTTCAAGATGGAACTTTCAGGTCAATGACAAGAGAACATGATGGTAAGAAGTACCGAGTGATAATGGGCAAACTGAAAGGTGAAACCACAATGACCGAGCAGGCGTATAGATATCCAAAAGATATCTGGACGGTAACTTCTGCTCAAAGTCATTGTAAAGACCATGGTGGCTCTTTTGAGCCAGCGACAGAGACAGGTTTAGATGTAGATTCAACATCGACATTTACAATTAACTATCAAGGAGAAGTGGAGGAAAATATGGAAGAGAAAACAAAAGGAGTAGTACCATACAAGGAGTTTCCAAAAGCGGACGAGAATACACCTTGGGATGGAGCAGGAGCAAGAGATAGATTATTTAAATGGGCAGGCGGAGGTCCAGACACCGACCCTAACTGGAGTAAGTTTGCCCAGGGTTTTGCTTGGTTTGACTCAGATAGAGCGGACACCATCGGGGCATACAGGCTTCCCCACCATGATGTTATTGGTGGAACAGTGAAGACCGTCTGGGCTGGAACGGCTGCCGCAATGGCCGCTTTGTTAGGAGCAAGAGGAGGAACCAACATCCCAACGGGAGACAGAAAAGGAGTTTACAACCATCTGGTTAAACACTACAACCAGTTTGATAAAGAACCACCTGAATTTAAAGAATATACAGAAGAAGAATTAAAAGGGCTATTTCCTGAATTCTACAAAGAGAAACACGCCTTAGTTGATTATCTCTCTTATATCAGAGAACAACTGGACAAGATGTGCGAAACTCTGGAAGAGATACAGAACTTCTATGACGAGATTAAGAATACGGAAGGAGATACAGCCAACAAAATCTTTATGTTTACTGGAACATTGACTTTAATTCATAAGGAGTTACAGGAACTGGTTGATAAACTTTCCGAGAAGATAACCGGAGAATCATCAGTACAAGGAGAAATCCCACCACCAGAGTTAGAGGAAATTCCATTTGGTAGGTCAATGGAAGTTGTATCAAAAGAGGGACGAGTGTTATCAGAGAAAAACAGGACATTGATTTCAGATTGCATATCGCAAATGAATAAAGCGATTTCTGCCTTGGAGGAGTTGCTAAATGCAACTGAATCTCCTGCAGGCAAGACTTCTGATAATAAAAAGGAGGCAGAAGTAGGTAGGTCGAAGGATGGAGTATTGCATAAAAACCGCAGACTTCTCCAAGCAATGGATAAAATGTTGGAGCAAATGCTTCAACAAGTAAAGGAACAAAATGGGTAGAATTAAAGAATTAAGGAAAAAGCAAGAGGAAGGAACCATCACCCCAGAAGAAAAAGAGGAACTCGAAGAATTGGAGGAGGAAGCCAAAGAAGGGTCTGATAAAGTTGAAGAGGATGGAGAGGACAAAGAGATGCAAGAACTGGTCAAGAAATTCATGAGACTGGTTGATAATGAGATGGATAGGAAAATGGAGGTCGTCAAGGACACAAAAAAAGGAAAAATCTACACGGGCATCTACACCCCCGAGCAGGTAGAGGCAATGGATAAAGATACCCGGATTTTGGAATTCGTCAAGGCTCTAATTTCTGGTTCCCATGAGAAAATCCAACCTCTTTCAGAAGGCACTGTTGGTCTGGGAGGCTACCTTGTGCCCGAGGTTTGGGCAGACACCATTGTTGAGAATATCCTTGATATGACTGTTATCCGTCCAAGGGCAACAGTTCTCAAGATAAACACCAACAAATTGAATTTGCCTACCTTGCAAGCCAGGCCAAAAGTCTACTGGAGAGGAGAACTTGCCGCCAAAACCACAACTACTGCTCAGTGGAGTGAAATTGAGTTGACCCCGTATTCCCTTGCGGCTATCATTCCCATTTCACAAGAACTTGAACAAGATGCAACTGTTGGCGTCGGAGCCGGTGGAATTGTCAATTACTTGACAAAACTACTTGCCCAAGCAATTGCTCAAGAGGAAGATAGAGCCTTCGTCAACGGAAGCGGAAGCGGTCAACCAACCGGCATCACAACTTATACCTTCCAGCATACTATTGACGCTGGCGGTGCCTTGACAGGAGACCATTTGATTAGGGCTTTCGGGAATCTTCCTCAGGGGTATAGAAATAGGGCGGTTTGGTTGATGAATAGCCGAACTATTACTGCTTGCCGACAACTCAAGGACTCGCAGAACCGATATCTCATGCAGGACTTGGCGGGGACGCCAACCTCTACTATCTTGGGACGCCCAATCTTGGAGCAGAACGACTTGCCTTCCAGCCAGATATACGTCGGTGACCTTTCTTACTACTACATTGTTGATAGACAACTATTGACAATGGAGACAAGCCGTGAGGCAACTGTCGCTTCTTACTCTGCTTTTGAAAGAGATTTGGTCCATATCAAGTGCGTAGAGAGGGTTGATGGCGAACTTGCTTTGACGGATGCTTTTTCACAGATTACCAACACCGGGATAAGTTAATCCTTGGTGTTTGCAATACTCCCTACTTGGGTTTCCTCCTTGTCTCAAGTAGGGAGATTGGAGGCACTATGGTAAAAGTAGTTATTTTGGAAACAGAAAAAGTAGAGTTGGTTGAGAATAACACTGCTCACGCCTTGATAGAGCAAGGGAAGGCAATGCTCTATTCGGTTTGGCTTGAGAAGAAAAGAAAGACCAGGATGATGACGCCAGAGAGCCCAAAAACCAGATATAAGACGAAGTAAGGAGGAAAAATGCCTCTATACAGTTATGCTATTTGCTCGTTGGATGAAGTCAAAGAAACACTCAATATCTCTGACACTTCGCAGGATAGTTTCTTAACAAACTTGATAAACAGGGTAACAGATTGGATTGAGAGGTACTGCGGACATAGAAGATTCTTGGCGACTGACTATGTAGAAGAACTTTACTCAGGAAATGGGACTCCATACCTTGTGACTAAGCACTGGCCGATAAATTCCGTGACCAAGATAGAGGAAAGGGATACGGAATTGAGAGAGGATGAGTGGACAGAAATTGATAGCGAGTATTACCACATCAAAGAACCCGAGAAAGCCTCTATCTATCTGATTGGGGGTACATGGGGAGGAACCAGAAATGTCTTCAATGAGGGGGTGAATAACTATCGAGTTACCTACAATGCAGGATATGAGACGATTCCCGAGGACTTAAAACTTGTCTGTATAGAGTTGGTTAAGAAATTCTACAATGACAGGAGAAATAGCGGGATGAGGTCGGAAACTCTTGGAGAGTACAGTTACACAAGGATGGGAGCAACTTTGAAAGAATTAGGTCTTGATATCTTATTAGACCCATTTAGGACACCAACGATATGAGATACTTTCTTGACAAGAACATTACACTTCGCAGGTTAAAAATCAAGAGCGGTGATAGGTCGGTATATTCCGCCACAGGGACTGCTTATGTTGCCAGTTGGCAAGAGCCGAGTATAGAGAGAAGGCAGTATTTTGAAGGAATAATCGGGCAACCATATGAGGTTTTTGTAGAAGAGAATTGTCCGGTAGATGTAGGTTGGCAGGTAGTTAAAGATAATTCCATTTATTCTGTTGCTGAGATAAAAGTAGTTGATTTTGGAACCCAGCACTTTAAGAAACTGATTGTAACAAAACATGATTAGGAGGATAGATTGGTAGAAATTAAAGTAGAAATTCCAAACCTGGATAAAGTTAAGAGTGCCTTGAATAATTATCCGGAGATTGCCGCAAGAAGAGTGCAAGAGGCGATAGTCAAATCCATCGCTTCAATTCACGAATCAACCATTCCCGTGACGCCAGTAAGGACAGGAAGGTTAAGGGCATCCTTCGAGACACGGTTCGGTCCTTTGTGGGGGTCTTTGTATCCGACCGTCGATTATGCAATCTATGTCCACGAAGGAACGAGACGAATGTTCGCCAGACCGTTCCTAAGATGGGGTATAGATAAGGCATATAGCCAAGTAGAAAATTACTTTGAGACTGCCTTAAGAGAGACCTTAGATGAGGTGGCGAGGAGAGCAAAATGACTGATATAAACAAATTGAAACAGACAATAATGAACCGAATTTCATCAGAAGTAACAACAGTCCAAGATGTAGCCGATTACGAAAAGACGGGATTTAGAGGTTTCCCCGCCGTAACTGTTATTTGCTCTGGTAATGAAAACGACTACGAAAGCACTTCTGAAAATATGAGGGCGTTTACTTTCATTATCAGAGTTTACGAACAGTTGGGTAATGTTCCAAGTCTTGATGCGATTTCGGACAATGCCAAAGAGAGGGCAGAGAGAATCCTCGGCAATGTGGTTTCAGAGATTATTGACACCTTTGACAAGTTCTATGGGTTCGGAGGAGAAGCGGATTATACCTTGGCAACACCTTCAAGGTGGGGATATGCCGAACTGCCCGAAGGTTGGTGTCGGACAGCCGAAATAAGGATAGAAGTAAGAAAAAGTTTTGATGTTTCAACATAAAAAATTAGTTTAAGAGTAGGAGGATAGAATGGGAACAAAATTCATCGGTCGTAGAATTAACGTAGGAATCGCAAAGGAGACAACAAGGGGAACGCCAGTAAACCCCGTCTTTTGGATTCCGCAAACTTCAATCTCCTTTGATGACAAGGTTGAGAAGGTGGATGAGGAATCGGCAATGGGTCAGATTGCCGACACCGACTCTTCGGTAGTGACTGGTAAATATGCAGAAGGAGAAATTGAAGGGGAAATCAGAGACAAGGCATTGGGGTTGATTCTGACAGGTGTGATGGGAGCATCACCAACATCTACTGGTGTTGGTCCTTACACGCATACCTATACCTTGGCAGATACTTCCAATCAACATCGGTCATTATCAATACTAAAGCAAAACCCAAATGGTGCCTCTATGTTCGCCTTGGCAATGGTTGACTCATTTGAAATATCAGTTGAACCGTTAGGGATTGTCACTTATACAATTGGATTTACCTCAAAAAGTAGTCAGGATTGGACTCCTCAAACACCCACCTTTACTTCCTTGGGAGAGAAGTTTCTCCATCAACACCTCCAGTTCAGGGTGGCAGACACCATCGTTGGGTTGGCCGCCGCTTCGGTCCTTTCACTTAAAGCACTAACTCTTACTATTAACAAGAATCCTGTCAGGGACAATGTGATGGGAACCTTGCAACCAGAGGATATCTTTAACGCCCAGATTTCAGTGGAAGGCAGTTTGACCTTGAACTACGAGGATAGAGTCTGGAGGAATTATATGCTTGACGGGACATACAAGGCGATGGAGATTAAGTTCTATAAGGACGCCAACTCCTCTTTGACAATCCGACTGCCAAGAGTATCCTTTAACTCTTGGGAGCCCGCTTCCGATTTGGACGACATCATCACTCAGGATATTGACTTCAAAGCACATTATGATGCGGCAGCTCCTGAGAAGATAATCCATTCAGTCGTCTTGGTGAACCAACAAACAGGCGAAGAGTACTAAAAACAATTGATTGAGATATAAAGATTAAGAATTAAGATTGGAGTTAGAATGGAGTTTGAAGAATTTGAAACACCTATTGGAAAACAAAAGGTAAAGATTAAGAAATGGCTGACAGGCGGGGACAGGAGAGACTTGAACCTCTTTCTGTTCAAAGATGTTAACTTGACCTTGAATCCCGCCAACCCAGAAGCGGCAGGGATAGGGGAACAGCAAATTCCCGGCGAAAAACTTATCCAATTGAACGACCTGACTATTGAGAAAGTAGTCGTTGAGGTTGATGGTAGTTCCGAGGACATCCTCAAGAGGGTTTTGGAGATGGATGCGAGGGACTACGATTTTATTTTGGACAAGTGCAACCAGGTTTCCGGACAGAGGGAGTTTACCGAAAAAAAAAGATGATTGAGGAACAGTACTGGGACTTACTGAATTATGGAAAGGGAAGATTGCACCCGGATATGCAGATGGTCATTCTTTGTAAGGAGATGAACTGGACTTATGAGGAGTATCTTAGACAACCAGATTGGTTCTTGGACTTACTGGTTCTGAAAATGAACTTGGACAGCGAGTACGAAAAAAAGGAAATAAGAAAAGCAGAGCAAAAGGCAAAAATAAGAGGAAAACATGCCTGAAATACCAATAAGAGCAGTTATCACTGCCAAAGATGAAGCATCTGCTACTTTCCGAAATCTTGGAAAGTCAGTAGAGGATTTAAACAAAACAAAAATAGCCTATGCCAGAACTTTGGCAGGGGTTGGTGCTGGTATGACGGCGGTAGGGATAGGAGCATTAGCCCTTGCTAAGAATTTTATCTGGACAGCGGGTAGAACTGAGGAACTTGGATTGGCAATGAATGCGGTGGCAAAGGCAACTGGTACTTCTACTGCGGTTTTGGCGGAACAAGAAAAGATATTGAAAAAACAGGGAATTACCACCCAAGAGGCAAGAAGTGCCTTGACTCGATTCATGCAGGCAAATCTTGATGTTGCTCAGGCCTCCAAAGTAGCAAGAGTAGCCCAAGATTTGGCCGTCATCAGTGCAATGGATTCTTCTCAGGCAACAGGTGTATTGATTGATTCCATATCATCTCTAAATACTATGCAACTCCAACAGTTTGGTCTAACCAAGAGCGCAAACGATATCTTTCTTGAGTATGCTAAATCCCTTGGTATTGTTCATGAAAGAGTTACAAAGACAGGACAAGTTCAACGTATATGGTCTCGGGAACTGACCGAAACAGAGAAAAAACAAGCCATCATGAACTATATTTTAGAAGAAGGTGGTAGGGTTACGGGCGTCTATGAAACAGCAATGACCAAATTCTCAAAATCTTGGAGGTCTTTAAGAAGATATGTTGAAGAATCTGCAAACGCTTTGGGTAAAGCATTTCTACCTTTTATGGCAAAACTTGTTGAAGCAATCACAGCAGTTTTCAAGTGGTTTCTTGCACTGCCAGAGAGTGTCCAGAAATTTATTGGCTTGGCAGTTGTTTTGGGAGGTATACTGTTAACAGTAGGAGGAACGATAATAACCCTTGTAAGTGGTTTTGTTTTACTTTCTTCGGCTTTAGCAGGAGCAGGAGTTTCTTTAGGAATTATAATAGAAATTGTTGCTATTATCCTTGTATCTTTGGCTGCTCTTGGAGTGGCCGCCTACTTCTTGGTTACCCGTTGGACAGAATTCAAAAACTTCTGGATAGACCTCTGGAATACAGTTAGCAGTTTCTTTGTCGGAGTATGGAATAGTATAGCCCAGTTTTTTATCGGGGTTTGGAATTGGATTAAAGGAACACTTTATCCCATTTTGGAAGATATTTTTGTTGGATTAACTTTACCTTTCAGGATTGTATACGCTATCATTTACGGTATATTCTATGGACTTTATGTTTTTTTCAAGTGGATTTGGTCGATGATTGGGGATGAGGTGACTGCGGCGGTGATAGCTATCTGGAACACAATCAGCGGGTGGTTTAATGTAATCAAAAACTTTTTTGTGTCAATCTGGGGCAGTATAAGAGATTTCTTTGTCGGGATATGGAACTCCATAAGCAACACAGGAGGTTCTTTGGCCTATGGTCTGTACAACAGGATTATCGGTCCTTTGAACAATATCAAGACCTTCTGGACCAACATCTGGAACTCCATTGCTGATTTCTTCTCAGGGGTGTGGAACAGGATAGCAGATTCCATAAAGGAGCCTTTGAATAGGGTTATCGGTGCAATAAATAGGGTCATAAAGGGATACAATGACCTACCTTGGACTCCGAACATTCCGACAATCCCATACCTCCAGAAAGGTGGAATTATGCCATATGAAGGTCTTGCTTACCTTCACAAAGGCGAGCGAGTAACCCCGGCATCAATGGTGGCAGGCGGTGGAGGGGGTGTCACCGTCAATTTCTATGGACCCGTATCGCTTGCCTCTGACCAGAACATAGAGGAAGTGGCGAGAAAACTGGGTCGTCAGTTGGAGTTGGCCCGCCAGGGAGTCTACTAAGGAGTGAGAAATGGCTACTTCAATTACACTTAACGGATATGACTTACAATCCACCACGGTCAAAACAAGAACCATCTCGCACGATGATGGACCGCCTTTGGAGTTGAACACCTTGGAAATAGCAAGGGAGGATGGAGCAAAACTCGTCTCCTCTTCTTATGGGGTCAAGGAAATAAAACTTGAGGGAATTATCAAGGGAACTTCGCAGTCCGATTTAGAGACAAACATAGACACTTTCAAGAAGAATGTAATCGGGACTAATCTGGACTTAGATATTTCTTATGCGGGTTCAACGAGGAGATACAAGGTCTCAACAAACGTAGTCATCACAAGAGATTTTTATCATCTTACCTTTGCCCCTTTCTCTATTACCTGTAATGTTTTAGACCCGCCATTCGGATTGGACACAGGGATAACGGAGGCACTTTCGGTTGACAATCTAACTTTGACGACTGAAACTCTCTCTGCCAGTTTTGATGGGACGGCAAAACCAAAACCAAAGATTTCCTTCTCATTGGGAAATCCGACAAATCTTGACGAGATACAATTCAAGAATCTGACAACGAATACCCAGATGAATATAGGAACGGCTTGGAGTGACTTGGATATAGTGGAAATTGACACAGACCAAAAGACGGTAAAGAAAAACTCACAGAACATCGGGTTTGAGGGAGTATTCCCAGAGTTTGAACTTGGAAACAACGACCTGTATCTCAGTTTTGTTCCTTTTGGGGCGTTGAACCAAGAACAGACAACCTACAATTCGGATGCCGATACCCAGAGCAGTTGGATAGCAGAAGCACAATCATTCCAGGTCAGCCTGACTGGAACATACAACCAGATTGAACTTTTACTTAAGAAACCGACTGCCTTCACGACGGACGAGTGGATAGAGCAATTTACTTCAACTACATACAAGGATGCGACGAACACGACAGGGGATTGGAATACGAGTGAGGGTGTAGCGAAATGTTCTCTTACAGCCAGTCAATTAGACCAGCAACAAACAACACAAAATAACAGTGATGCTACATCTTCGGGTAATAGTTTATACCAAACTTTTATTCCAGGGAGTAATTGTTTTTTGGATAAAGTTAGTTTGTATATCTATAAATATGGTGGCCAAACGGACAGTGCTACATTAAAAATCTGGCATAAGTCTGCTTCTGGTAACTGGGTTGAACTTGCTTCGGCTACTGTGTCGGCCAGCTCCATTGGTACAAGTTATTCGTGGGTAGATTTTTCCCCACGGAGTATTAATGGTTCAATGGCTACATTGTACAGTGGTTCAACATACTACATCCATTTGATTGGTGGAGATAGTGCATCTGCGGGTTTTGCCTGGGGTGGTTCATCTGATGCCAATTCTTACTCAAACGGAGTTGCAAAATACTGTTTAGGGGATAACCCTTACGATTCGCCTACTGACCCACCATCAGGTACAAGAGATTTCTGTTTCAAGACATATAATAAGTATTTCAATACATCCGGTATCATACAATCTCTTGGATTTGACACAAGTAAAACAACTAACACTTTTCTGACAGGAACCCAATCTGTCACCTTGAACGGTGGAACCTCTACACTTTATTTTTCGGATAGTGCCGACAATTCAACTTGGAGTGATTGGACAACCGATATCACAACCCTATCAAGAAGATACATCAGGTTCAAGATAGAATTGACTGGTTCCGCTACTGCATCTCCAGTTGTGGATTATGTGACCATTACCTGGACAGGAAATGTTGAGGTAAATGTATGTAACGATAGTGCTGGAACGCCTGGCTCTGTCATCTCGACCTACTATATTCCTTATTCCAACATAGGAACGGGTTATGGGTGGGTTTCTATTACAACCAATCTTTCTCTGAGCAGTGCGACAACTTACTGGATTTGGATAAAGCCTACCTCAACTTATGGGACGAACAGGACTGTTTATTGGGCTTACCAGTCATCGGATGTTTATGCCAGTGGACAAAGGGCAAGAAAAACCTCATCCGGTGGTTCTTGGACGACCTATGCCCATGACCATAGTTTCAGGATATACAAAGAGGTGACAACCGGATGGGAAATAGATACAAAAATAACTTATACAAAGCGATACCTGTAAGATGAAAAGATACTTATTCAAAGTCTACAAACCCAACGGAAACTACATCACGACTTGGAATGATGCCACTTTTGATGGTTTTAGAATGCAGATAAATGGTGGACTGGGCGAATGCAATGTGAAGTTGGCGAGGAAGTTTGACGACTTCGGAGAAGATGTAGATGTGAAACTCAACAACAAAGTAGAGATTTGGCTTCACGACAAAGATACAACACCAGAGGGTCTCAAAATCTACTCCGGCTACATCTCCGCCTACGCTCCTTTCATTGACGGACACAACGAGGGGGTAGGGGTTACCCTGATGGGCTATGTCTCCAAGTTGGCAACTGCTATTTTGAAGAATGGCTCAACGATTGCCATCACCTACTCCTCAACCGACCCAAGCCAGATGGTCAGAAACATAATTGACAGGTACAGGGCGGAATGTGTCAATCCCCAGATAAACTACTCCTCAACCTCAATCTACAATACCGGGCAATCCAACACCTATGAGTTCCAGGCACTGACCTATGCGGAAGCACTGGATAAGTGCCTCGGGATGGCACCAGCCAATTACTGGTGGTTCATTGGGGCGGACAATATCCTTTGGTTTCATCCGAAGGACACCAAACCGAAGCATAGGTTCATCTTTGGCAGGCACTTCAAAAAAGTGGAGGTTTTTAAGAATATGGAGAAGGTAGTTAATAGGGTATTGTTTAACAGTACACCAGAGGAAGGAAGCCATATTCTAAAACTTTATTCTGATACTGATTCTTCTGATAAGTACGACGATAGATGGGAAATTGTTTCCGATTCTCGGGTTAGGCTTGAGGAGACCGCAGATAGTATAGCCAACTCAGAATTGAATGAAAAAAAGGATGCCGATATTACTACAAAAGCGGAAATTATAGACAATAATGAGTCGGAGTTTGGTTATGATATTGAATCAATAAAACCAGGAGATACTTGTTCCTTCTTGGGGTTCTCAGATATCACTTCCAGGACTTTTGAGGACGTTATGCTCATCAAGGCCGTGGATTATTCATTAGATAAAGTATCAATTGAGGTAGAATCCTTGTATGAGAGTTTGGCGAGAGAATTGGAGAAAAATAAAATAAGACTACAACAGCAAGAACTTTCTGACATTCCAGATAGCTATCCTACCGTGACGATAGGATGGAAATCTTGGACACCGACCTTTTACAAATCAGATGGGACGACACAAACTACCCCTTCTTTTTGCGAAGCAAAATACACTCAAATAGGCAAAACTGTAACAGGAAATGTTAGAGCATCAGGATTAACAAATAATGGCGGTTCTACATTTTATGTGACCCTACCAGTTACCGCAAAATCTTATTCTGGCAATAGAGAGGTAGGAACAGGAGCTGGTTATAATGGTTCAGGCACTTATGTCAGCCGAATGTATATTACATATACTGATTCCACGAAAGGTTGTGTTACAATTCATTGTGGCACAAATGGCGCAGAAGGAAATTGGAGCAATACTGGTAATAACATACTTGATATACATTTCACTTATGAGGCAGAATAAGGTAAAAATGATAAACTATTATAAGTGTCAATAGGAGGTCATATGACACCATTCTCGCAAAAAGATTGGCGTTGGTCTTGGAAAAAACTTGGCTTCTCTAACACAACAATCGGGCAGGCAGGCTGTGCTATTACTTGTTTGGCAATTCTAACTGGAAAACGTCCGGATGAAATCAATGAAATTCTAAAACAAGGGAATAGTTTTGCTCAACAAAACTTGGTTATTTGGAGCAAGGCGGCAAGCGTTTTGGGATTAGAATATAAAGAGGGGGAAAAGAGGTTATTCTATCCTTGTATTGCAAAGGTAAGGATGAAAAACGGACAAGAACATTTTGTTGTCTTCATAGAAGGGAATACTATTATTGACCCGTGGGATGGCAAGACAAAATCCAATCCTTATATAGTATTGAAATGGGTGAACATCAGGCCAAAGCAGATAGAACAGCCTTCATTCCCAAAGTTTCCCCGACAAGTAAAAGTTGTGGTTTCGGTTTTGAATGTTAGATGCCAACCTACTACAAAAGCAGGACTTTGTGGTTCAAAACAACTTCATTATGGCGATGTTTTTACAGCGGTTGATAAGGTAGTAGGTCAAAATGTCAACGGTAACAATCTTTGGTATAAATCGTCAAAAGGCAACTTTGTTTGGTCGGGTGGTTGCCGTGAAGTTTAGAAAGGAGACAAAATGACAGAATTTAGTCAATGGTATGGTCTTACTGGCGTTCCAGTTGTTACCCAGATTGTGGAGGCATTAAAAGAAGCAGGATTACCAAAGAAGTGGGCGCCTGTGGTCTCGCTTGTTGTGGGGGTTATTCTTAATCTTGCTTTAGCGATTATTCTTGGCAAGGCTTCTGTTGAAGCAATTGCTGTTGGTCTTGTTACTGGGATTGCCGCTTCTGGTTATTATGATGTAAAAAGTGCCATAAAATCTTGACAGATTTCTAAATTGGATTTAGAATTGTTAGACAAACTGACCCTTTTGAAAAGCAAAATTATGCAATCTTCTGAGATTGTCTTGCTTCCTTCTTTGGGGTCGGTTTTTGTTTTTGGAAACCTGTGGATAACTCAAAAAATTGTAGGGGACTTGATAAAAATTAAGAAATATATTATAATAGTAATTAGGAACCTAAAAATTAGAGAAGGTTAACAAGACTGGTGGGAAGTGCCCCTCCGTCCCGCCAGTCTTGTGCAGAGGACGGCATCGCAGGGCATCGTCCTCTGCCCTACCTGACAGCAAGGTAAAAATCACCCTCATTGCCCCTCAACCTTGCTGTCAAGTGGGGGAAAGGAGAAAAATGAACAAACTAAAACAACTTTACGAAAAGGTAGCGGGAGTATTGCTCATCATTGCTGTTCTGATTGGCATCGGTTTTGGGCTTGCCTACAAGTTCTATGTCAAGCCCTTAAAGGCGGAACTTCAACAAAAACAGAACCAGATTGAGGAACTTTTAAAAAAATAGAAGTCAGAGTGAATCAAAAAACCATTGAGGTAAAGCGAGACACAATCCCCTTGGCATCCTCAAAGGTTTTAAGAAACACCCTGACGCAAGACGAGACGATTAATCTAATCAAAAAATATTTCGGAAAAGATTGGGAAATGGCGGTAAAGGTTAGCGAGTGCGAAAGCCATTTAAATCCAAACGCAGTATCAAAAACACAGGATATTGGATTATTCCAGATAAACCTTGCCGCACACGGAAAGAGATTTCCAAAAGAGAAATTGTTTGACCCAGAATATAACATTTGGGCGGCACACACTTTATGGATTGAGAGCGGAAAACATTGGGAGACACATTGGAGGTCATCGGCTAAATGTTGGAGAAAGTGAGGAAGGAAAATGACTTTAAGAGAAAAGATAGAAGAAATTTTAGAACCTTTTGAATGTCTTTCAGAAGCAAGAGAAGAAGAAGGAATTGGAATTGTCGTAACTGATATTAGAAATGAAATTGCCGACCAAATCCTAAAAGAAATCAAAAAAGAAGTTATGAAGATAATACCAAAAATAATAAATCCAGATAAACAACCAATTATTATTAAAAAAATACCCACAGCACAGGGTCAAATTGTGGGTTATAATCTCGCCTTAGAGAAAGTTAAAAATAATCTTAAAAAGTTATTTGAGAAGGAAAAATGAAAAAGCCTTGTAAGAAAGACGAATGCCCAATTTGCGGAAAAGAAGTTGATTGTAATTGGTGGCATCAAGTTAAAGAACATAATATGCCTATTGGTTTTTGGGGAATAGAGAAAATATCCGACGAACTTTATTATCATCTTGGTTATTTCTGGGAACAAATAAAAGAGTTAATAAACAATCCTAAAAAGAACATCTTATTGGGAACAGAGCAAAGAGATATTAAGCATTTAGCAAAGGAGGAAAAATGAAAACCTTTTCAATCGCTTCAATCGTCCTTTCATCACTCGGCTTGCTCGGGAGTTTTATGCTAATTTTCGCTCCCGCATCCACCCAAGATGTCCAAGATGGAGTAATCGCCTTGCTCGCCTTCGGATTCTACTTGGTCTTCTCAATCTTGGTCTACAAGAAAAGCAAGGAGTGGTAAGATGAGGTTTTTGTATTGTTTGGGAGTGTCAATCGTCATAGTGATAGTGTGGTTTTTAATTGTGTATGG